AGATTTAAAAGGACAATCAAGTGCTGCAAGTAGCGTTGATTGTTGGGTTAGTAGAGTAGATTCAATTAGTACATAAGGATAAAATAAATGAGTTTATATACATTAGATTATATTGGTAACAAACCAGGTAGTGAGGAAATTTATACTCATGCTGCAACCATAGACAATACTTTAACGATTGAAAGTGCTGTCCTTGCAGGACCAGTTACATTTCCACACACAATAACAGTAACAGGAACATTGGTAATAGTATAATGTCAAAGATAGAAGTAAATACAATAGAACCACAATGCGGAACAACCTTAACTTTAGGTGGATGTGGACAAACTGTAACTTTAGGAAGTGGTGCTAGTCAATCTGGCTTTGGTCGTACTGGTACTGTAGATTGGGAAACATCTTCAATTAAAACATCAACCTTTACAGCAGTAAATGGTAAAGGTTATTTTTGTAATACAAGTGGTGGTGCATTTACAGTTAATTTACCTGCTGGATCAGCAGGTGCAATTATATCTGTTGTAGATTACACAAACACATTTCAAACTAATAATTTAACTATTTCTGCAAATGGTTCTGAAAAAATTGGTGGAGTAGCTGCTGATGTTGTAGCAAGTACAGAAGGTCAATCTTTAACTTTTGTTTATGTAGATTCAACAGAAGGATGGAAAAATGTTCAAGACTCAACTTCTAATGCAATAGGAAATCCTAATTTGGTAGCAACAGGTGGCACAATAACAACATCTGGTGATTGTAAAATTCATACTTTTACAAGTCCTGGTACATTTACAGTTTCAAATGCTTCAGCTTGTGCAGCAAACAATATAGTTTCATATATGGTTGTTGCAGGAGGTGGAGGTGGAGCTTCAGGTTGTGCTGGAGGAGGAGGTGGAGCTGGTGGATTTAGAGAATTAAAAAGTCCTGTAACTCCATACACAGCAAGTCCATTAGATGGTTATCCAACCGCACCAAATAGAGTAACAGTTTCAGCAACAGCTTATCCAATTACAGTTGGAAGTGGCGGTGCTGGAGGTGCTGCAGGATCAACTAATCTTGGTGCAGCAGGTGGAGTTTCAACTTTTTCAACAATAACTTCTGCAGGAGGAGGTGCTGGTAATGCACAACCAAGCGGACCTGTTGCAGCAGGAAGCGGTGGTTCAGGCGGTGGTGGTGGACATTGGCAAGGAACAGGAGGAACTGGAAACTCACCTCCAGTTAGTCCACCTCAAGGTAATAATGGAGCAAATTCTGCACCAGGAGCAGGTTCTGCACCAAGTGATGCAGGTGGCGGAGGTGGTGGAGCAACTACAGCAGCAATTCAAGCACCCTCTCCAGATGGACCAAGAGATCACAATGGAGGTGCAGGAGCAACAACTTCAATTTCAGCAACCCCAACAGCTTATGCTGGTGGTGGTGGTGGAACTAATAGAGATGGTGGTGGAGCAAATGATACTGATGGTGGTACTGGAGGTGGAGGAAAAGGTGGATATGGTCCAAGACCAGGTCCAGCACCTCAATCAACAGGAACAGCTGGAACAGCTAACACAGGTGGTGGAGGCGGTGGTGGTAAAAAAAATGAACCAACTGCAGGATCTGTTCAAGCAGCAGGAAATGGTGGTTCAGGCGTAGTAATTATTAGATACAAATATCAATAGGTAAAATATGGCAAGTAAAATAAAAGTAGATAATATAAATAAAGTTTCGGATGATTCAAACATCATCAAAAAATGTGGAACAACTACTACAATAGGATCAGGAGCAAGTAATCCCATTGTTGTAGATGGTTCTGCTGTTACAATAGGTAGATGTGGAGGAACTGTATCTCTTGCATCTGGTGCAACACAAACAGGTTTTGGAAGATCAGGTTCGGTTAATTGGAGTACAACACCAAAAACTTCTACATTCACAGCAGTTAGCGGTAATGGTTATTTTGTAAATTCAGGAAGTGCTTTAACAATGAACTTACCAGCAGGAACTGCTGGAGATATTGTGGCAGTATCTGATTATGCAAGAAATTTTGCTACATACAATTTAACAATATCACCAAATGGTTCAGAAAAAATTGGTGGTGAAGCTAATGATTTAAAGGCAATTGTTGATGGTCAAGCTTTAACTTTAGTTTATGTAGATTCTACTAAAGGTTGGGTCAATGTTCAAAATGCACAAGATACACAAACAGGTGCACCTCCTTATATAATAGCAACAGGTGGAACAATTACAACTTCAGGAGATTATAAAATTCATACATTTACTGGTCCAGGAACTTTTACAGTATGTAAAGCTTCAGGAATTTGTGCAGCAACTAGAAATTTAGTTTCTTATTTAGTAGTAGCAGGTGGTGGAACTGGAGGTTCGCACTACGGAGGTGGTGGCGGTGGTGGAGGATTTAGAGAATATAGAGCACCTCTTTCAGGTTGTTATGCAGTTTCTCCTTTAAATGGAAATCCAGGTGGAACAGCAATTACAGTTTCAGCACAAGGTTATCCAATCGTAGTAGGTGCAGGTGGAACTGGAGTTCCGGCACCAAGTAATTGTACAGGAGGAGCAGGAAACACATCAAGTTTTTCAACAGTTAGTTCTGCTGGAGGTGGCGGAGGTGGTGGACAAGGAGCAGTTGGAGCTAATGGCGGATCAGGTGGCGGAGGTTCATGGAATCCAAGTAGTGGGGCAGCAGGAGGAACAGGAAATACTCCACCAGTTAGTCCGCCTCAAGGAAAAAATGGAGGTCAAGGATATGGCCCTCAATCTCCATACGCAACAGCCGGTGGTGGCGGTGCAACTGAAGCAGGTGTAAATGGTCAAGGATCTCCATCTGCAGCAGGTAGAGGAGGTGCAGGAGCAACAACAAGTATTAATGGAACTCCAACAGCTTATGCTGGTGGAGGCGGTGGAAGTGGATTATGTGGAGGTGGACAAGCTGCAACAGCAGGAGCTGCTAGTCCTTGTGGTACAGGAACCGCTGGAGCTGCATCAAATACACCATCAACAGCAGGAACTGCAAATAGAGGTGGAGGAACAGGTGGTGCTTTTGGTCCAGGACCATCAAGCGTTAGTGGAAATGGTGGCTCTGGTATAGTAATAATAAGGTATAAATACCAATAGGAAAAAATTATGAGTGAAATAAAAGTAAATAAAATTAGTCCAAGAACAGCTTGTGGTACTACAACATTAGGAGATAGTGGAGATACATTTACTATTCCTGCTGGTGTAACAATTACAAACAATGGAACGCAAACAGGATTTGGAAGAACAGGTACAGTAGATTGGGTAACAACTCCTAAAACTGCAACTTTTACAGCAGAAAGTGGGAAAGGTTATTTTTGTAATACTTCTGGAGGAGCTTTTGAAATAGATTTACCAGCAGGAAGTGCTGGTGCAATAATTTCAGTACAAGATTATAATAATACATTTGATACAGCTAATTTAACGATTGATCCAAATGGTTCTGAGAAAATAAATGGTGGAGATGCTGGTGTGGCACTTGTACTCTCAACAGAGGGTCAAGGTTTAACTTTAGTTTATGTTGATTCAACAGTTGGCTGGAGATCAGTTCATAGTGACGATTTTGCAGAAGTACCACAAACGCCAGCATATATTGCTGCAACAGGTGGTAGTATTACAACATCAGGTGATTACAAAATTCATACTTTTACAAGTCCAGGAACTTTTTGTATTTCGGCAGGAGCTGGACCATTATCAAAATTAGATTATTTGGTAGTAGCTGGCGGTGGCGGAGGTGGAAGTGGATCTGGTGGCGGTGGTGGTGGAGGTGCTGGAGGTTTTAGAGAATCTTATTCAAGTCCAGTTTCTGGACCTTATACAGCTAGTCCTCTAGCATCAAGTACTCCATTAGGACCTTTTACTGCTCAAACAATACCAGTTACAATAGGAGCAGGTGGAACAGGTTCACCAGCTACTTCACCAGATATAAGTGGTAATAATACATCTGGTTCGGTTTCAACTTTTTCAACTATTACATCAGCAGGTGGTGGATTTGGAGGTAGCGGTCCTGCTTGTGGTGGTGATGGTTCAGATGGTGGTTCAGGAGGTGGAGGTAGATATTCAGGTTGCGGAGGTGCAGGTAATACACCTGTAGTAAGTCCAGCACAAGGTAAAAATGGTGGTAATTCCTCTAATTCTTGCAGGAGAGGTGGTGGTGGTGGAGGTGGTGCTACTGTTGCTGGAACAAATGGAACAAATAGTGCTTGTGGTGTAGGAGGAACAGGAGCAACAACATCAATTTCAACAAGTCCAGTAGCTTATGCTGGTGGTGGTGGCGGAGCAGGTTGGACTGGTGGATCTCCCCCTATGCCAAGTGGATTACAATGTACAGGAAGTTCTTGTGGAACTGGTGGTAAATCAGCAGGTCATCCTACAGCAGGTGCAGCTGGTACTACTAATAGAGGTGGTGGTGGCGGTGCTGCTGGTAATCCTGGTTCAGCACCTACAGCTGTAGCAGGAAATGGTGGCTCTGGTATAGTAATAATAAGGTACAAATTTCAATAGTTGAATAATAATTAAAATTAATATATAAGGAGAAACATTATGGCACATTTTGCAAAACTAGGAGCTAACGGAAAAGTTATTCAAGTATTAACACTTGATAACAAAGACATGAAAAATGCTGATGGCGTTGAGGACGAATCAGTAGGTCAACAATATTTAGAAACACATAATAATTGGCCTGCTCAAATGTGGATTCAAACTTCTTACAACACATCAGGTAATAAACATAATTCTGGAGATAACTCAAAAGCATTTAGAGGAAACTATGCTGGTATAGGTTATGAATGGGATGAAGATAATAATATGTTTTTTCCTAAAAAACCTTTTGCGTCTTGGGTTAAAAATACAACAGAAGCTAGATGGCAATCTCCAAAAGGAGATGCTCCAGCTTTAACTGCTGAACAAGAAACACAAAACGATGCAGGAACACACAGACATCGTTACGAATGGAACGAAAGCAGCACAGACTGGGAATTAAAATCTAATCTGTAATCAAACTGTATGGGTGGAATAATACAAAAAAATAAACTTTCCGAAATAGCAATATATTATGGTGATGTTTCAATGCCTAAAGGTTTTGAAATTGATCGTAATAAATTTCAAGAAGATATTTTAACACATCAAATTCAAGATTGTCCTTTTCCTTTTTCAAGGGAATGGGATAAATTAAATACATATTTAAGAGAACATATTAATTTAGAATATGGTTTTAGTTTAGTTAATAAACTAACTACAGGCGAAGCATATAAACCTAACGAAATTTCTATTCCTTTACTTAACATAGACCCAGTTGATTTAAGAAATTCTCCAGATTACACTATGTTATATGGTGTTAATGTTAAAGAATGTAGCGTTAGAATACATTATGACGACAATAGAAGAAAAGGAAGAAGCTGGGATATACCTTTAAAAAATAATCAATTTATTATATTCCCCTCAACCAATATGTATTACATCACTAACAATCAAAAAGATTCCCTTAACTTTATTTTAACTTCTACCTATGAATATATCTAATTATTATTGGTATTTTAAATCTGCCTTAACCCCTAGATTTTGTGATGAAGTAATTAAATATGGATTATCACAAGCAGAAACAATGGCTAGAACTGGAGGTTATGGAGATAAAAAATTATCTAAAGAAGAAGTAAAAAATTTACAAAGAAAAAGAAAATCAGATTTAGTTTGGTTAAATGATACTTGGATTTATAAAGAACTTCATCCTTTTGTCCATCAAGCTAATAGAAATGCTGGTTGGAATTTTGATTGGGAAAGGTCTGAATCATGTCAATTT